TATCTCCCGAATGTGCCAGCAGGTAAGCGCGGCGACGATGGCAAACCATTGTTCTATGAAAGCGCAAAGCATCGCGGCAGCGGCTACATGCGGATCGAGGGCAGCATGGTTGAAGCCAGCGCCAAGTTTCGCAAGAAAAATGAAGAGATAGCCGAACGTAGAGCTGCGCTTGAGCGTGAACGCCGTCAGGCTGAACGCGAAGCAAAGCGCAGCGCAGACGATGTTGACCCGGTGCAGGAGTTCAACGACAGGCACACCATTGCCGATCTGTTCGCCAAGTACGGTTACAACCAGCTAGGCGCAAGCAAGTCATACGCCAGCCCAATGCAAACGTCAGGCTCACACGCCACCAAAGATTTCGGCACGCACTGGGTCAGCCTGTCAGGCAGCGACGCATCCGCAGGCATCGGTCAGTCAAAGACGGGCGACATTACGATGGCGTGGGGCGACGCGTTTGACCTGTATTGCTATTTTGAACACCAAGGCGACATGACTTCGGCGGTGCGTACTTACGCGGCTGAGTTACGGCCGTCGCCGTTTGAAGAGGTCAACCAGCAGATACCAGAGCCGCAGGAGGCTGAACTGGACGACTTTGAGTATATTCCCGACCCAGAACCCCAAAACGAGGCTAACGAGCCTGAGAGCAAGCCTACAGAGCCTGCAAAGGGGCAGTGGCCGACACCTGTTGCCCAGTTTGTCGAAGCTGACCTACCTAAACGGCGCTGGATATACGGGAACCAGTATATTCGCGGGTTTGTCACGGTCACAGCATCAGCGGGCGGCGTGGGCAAGACTTCACTGGCCATTGTAGAGGCGTTGGCAATCGTAACAGGTCGCGAGCTGCTCGGTGAACCCATCAAAGAGCGCACATCCGTCTGGATAATTAACTTAGAAGATGACGGCGGCGAAATGCGCCTTCGAATAGCGGCTGCAATGCGTTATTACAGTATTTCACACGCTGACATCAGTACAGGTGAACACAGGCTGTATATGGACGCCGAGGACACCATCCAAATCACGTTGGCGATGGAAACGCGGGAAGGTTTGGTCGAAAACACGCAACTTTTAGCGCATCTGCGTGAAAAGATCATCGAGCGCAAGGTTGGCTTGGTGATGATGGACCCATTCGTGTCAACACACGCAATCAACGAGAACTCTAACCCACAAGTGCAGGCAGTGGTTGCCATGATGCGCAAGTTGACGCGCGAGTGTGGTTGCGGGTTGGACGTGGTTCACCATTTGCGCAAAGGCAGCCCGAACGAGGACGCCACAATCGACAGTGTACGCGGGGCAGGTGCGTTAATTGGTGCAGCACGTGCCGCCAGAGTTATCAACAAGATAACAAAAGAGGACGCCATTGAAATGGGTGTACCTGAAAACAAAGCGCTGGGCCTGTTCCGGGTGGACGCTGGCAAGAACAACTTAAGCAAGCCAGTGGAAACGTCGATCTATCGCAGGCTGGTATCCGTTCAGCTTGATAACGGCGAGAATATTGGCGTGGCTACGGCGTTTACATTGCCTGACCTGTGGGACGGCTTAACGACGCCTGTGGTCAACGCAATCCTGACAACCATCGACAAGGGTATTGATGGCGAGCGTTACAGCATCAGGCCGCAGGACAAGAAGCGCTGGGTTGGCAATGTCATCACGGGTTGGATGTTCGATAAAGCAGAAGACACGAAGACGCGCAGCATGGCGACAAAGGTTATTCAGGAGTGGATGCAGACCGAGCTGCTAGAAGAGGTTGAGTATAAATCAGAGAGCCAACGCAAGACGCGCATGGGTGTGCAGGCGGCGGGCAGAGTGGGAGAAATGAGGTGAAATCAGGGGTGATTCGTTATCGCGCAAACCCCTTATTTATATGATGCGCCACTGGATTTGCTGAAATCTCTACCGAGATTTTACTTGCAGTGGCGCACTTTGTCAAGACGCAGGTCTAAATAGAGTCCACTTAGTGGACACTCTATAATTTAGACGACCAGCAGCGCCAGTGACACATGCCCTTCGGGCAGCATCACAGTCGCAGCAAATCGTCGGGTTGGCTGGGTTGGAATGGTCAACGTAATTAACAGCAATAGGAACAGGTCAATGGTCGCAAAGAAGAAAGCCGCCCCAAAGTCAGCAGCCGCAAAGAAGGCGATGGCAGAGCGAGGCACGTATAAGCGGGAAGCAGAGGCGGAGACATACAGCAGGCTCGTGTATGCGGCGGTTGTACCGTACGTGGCCGCAGATAAGCGCTCTGCAAGCGTATGGGGTGATACGTTGGTTGAGTGTGTGCCGCCAGCATACGCGGTGAGGTATAGAGAGCTGGAGGATGAACTGGACGTGGCAATGCGAACAGGTGAGCATGTAGAGGCGCAGACGTTGGCGCAGAGCCTAATCAAGGCGCTTGAGGTTATGGATCAGAAGGCAAGAGCTGACGGGCATCAGCCGCCAGTGGTCGATGGTTATCTGTGCAAGCATGGTGACAGCGTTTACTGCTTCTTGGCTAGTGGTTCAATGCGTGAGGTAAGGCAGGCACATCCGAGCTGGCTGGTGTATCACGTCAGCGATGTGTGCGCAGTGCTGGCAGGCAAGTTCGCCGATATGATGGCAGAGGTTGCCAATAGCTTCCCGGATGCGAGGGTGATGAAGTTCACGCCGACGACATCACTTGAGGATGACATTGACTTTATGTGAGGCTCGCATATGTTGGCGTGGCAGGTTGGCCTTATCCTCCCTTGTTTGCTCCTGCACTCCTCTGGCCTTCATGGCCAACTTGGCTGGCCTTCGGGCTGGCCTTTTTTTTAATGGGAAGACAACATGAGTGATACATTCAGTATAGACGTTGTGCTGCGGTTAGAGTGCAAGGAGAGCATGGAAGCTGACGATGAGCTGGACGCACTGTCAGACTACATCGGTGAGCGTCTGTCGCAGGGTGTCGGCATGAGTGCAATCATGCAATCGTTAGCAGAGACGTTGGTTGGCCTAGATGAGATGATAGCAGAAAGCATCACGCGGACGTTGCATTAGACATTGGTTGCGGTTAGGTTAGGGCTACGCAGCGCACACGGACAGCGACGCGCGGGCGCACTCGCGTACACATCCCTCCAAATCTTGTCAATATTGAGCCGAATCAGGCTAAGTCATTGATTTCATTGCATTCATAATTTAACATAATACACGTTATGCGTCTTTTGGCGCCGAAATGGGCAAATGACCCCACCCCGTCAGCGTTTTTCGGCGGGGTGTGTTTGTATAGTTTCCCACACACACAACTTTCAAAAAAAATATATTGTGCCAATGCTTGAATGGGGGGTACACTGTGGGGGGTGATCAGCGACGTTACAGCGCCCTGACCACATGATCGGCTAACCATATAGGAGCAAAGCCAATGACTATTTCTGTAGATCAACTCCGCGAAATCCTCAAGTACGACCCAGACACGGGTAAGTTTACATGGCGTGAGCGGTTGGAGACGTTTCCATCGTCACCTGAAGACATCCGTAGGTTTAACACCCGCAACGCTGGTGAGATGGTGTATGAGGAGGCGCATCGCGGCTATAGTCGAATGTCCTTGCTTGGCAAGCGCTACAAATCTCACCGTGTGGCGTGGTGCATGACTCACGGTGCTTGGCCTGACGATCAGATTGACCACATCAACGGCGTCAGGTCTGATAATAGGATTGAAAACTTGCGCGCTGTATCTCAAATAGAAAACAGTAGAAATATGAGGCGTCTTTCGAATAACATGTCTGGCGTCACTGGTGTGAATTGGGATAAAAAAAACTGGCGTTGGGTGGCTACTATATCTGTGAATAATAAAAGTATTCATTTATGCCAGACAAAGGACTTTGCCACCGCAGTGGCCGCTCGCAGGGCCGCTGAAGAAAAATATAATTTTCACCCCAACCACGGCAGGGATTAGACCCCCCTTGCTTTTTGACGTGCAAACCCTGTAAAAATTTAAAAAAACTGGAGTTCACATGGCTGGCAGAAAATTACGCAAGTCTATTCTTGACGACATTGAGAAGCGTGGCGGCGCTGAGTTTGTTTATGAGCATTTCGCGTCTGGGAAGACGATGACGCAACTGGCTGATGAGTATGATTGCCGCCGTCAGTATATGAGTACGTCGCTGAACACTGTGCCTGAGTATGTTGAGGTGCTGAATAGGTCGCGTGTTGACGCTGCTGATGCACTGGTCGATCAGGGTTTGGAGATGGTTGACGCGCTGCATGGTGAGAGTACGTCGGCTGAGATTGCTGCTACACGCGAGAAGGTTCAGTGGCGTAAGTTTATGGCTGGCTCGTACAATCAGGCGCGTTATGGCAACAGACCCCAGACCAACGTGACCATATCTGTGAGCGACATGCACCTCGACGCGCTACGCAAAGTAAATTCGGATATTGCCGCGATTGAGGTTGATGATCGTCAGCGTGATGCGTCGGCCATTGATGTTGATTATGAGGATATAACGGATGACTGAAGCTAACCCGCTAGAGGAGTTTGTGCTGCGCTACCGTGATGACCCGGTTTTGTTCGTTAAAGAGGTGCTTGGTGCGACGCCGTATGATTATCAGGCTGAGTTCTTGGATGCGCTGGCCACTGGTGAGCG